AATCAAGAAGGCTCCTGACCGTATTCAGATGTTGAAGGCGATCTACGAGGAAGAGTTTGAACGTGCTGCCACGGAAGATCGTGATCGGGCATCTCTGAGATTGACGCCTTCTCGGTCCAACTATCGGTTGGGGTAACCCATGGGTCTTTTTGCAAACGGCAAATACGCCATTGCGATCTGCGACAGATGCGGATTTCAATACGATTATCATTTGCTGGCGAAAGAATGGAATGGTCTGAGAACCTGCACGGAATGCTGGGAGTCAAAGCATCCTCAGTTGGACCCGATCTTTCCGCCACCTGAGCCACAGGCGTTGGTTGCTCCAAGACCGTCCCGTATTGAGCCGATGGACGTACCAGTTGGTACTGACATTTTCCCGTTTGTAGAGTACAACCTGTTGCAGATGATTACGCAGGTTGGTGTTGTTGAAGTTCTGGCCACGGAAAATGTATCCGTATCCGCTGAAGGGTCACAGGCACTTGGTGAGTTAACAGACGTTACGGTGGAGATACTCTGATGGGCTGGACATACGCTACGTTGGTGCAAGCCATCAAGGACTACACAGAGTACGACGAGACGACATTCTCGGCGAACATCGACAACTTTATCCAGAGTGCTGAAGAGCGCATCTTTTACGCTGTCGATCTTGAGGACTTCAGGAAGAATTCTACTGGTACAATGACGGCCTCAAATAAGTATTTGACAGCCCCGACAGATTTTCTGGCACCGTTTAGCTTGATGATCACGTCGTCTGGGTCAAAGGTCATCTTGTTGAACAAGGACGTGGAGTACCTACAGGAGTATAACCCGACCGAGGCAACGGGTATTCCAAAGTACTACGCCTTGTTTGACAAGGATAATTTCCTAATTGCTCCGGTGCCAAATGCAGCGTTTGTTACTGAAATCCACTATTACTACAAGCCCGCCAGTATCACAGTTTCTGGAACAACATGGCTTGGAGACAATGCTATCGAAGCCCTTTTGTATGGATCTCTGGTAGAGGCTTATACGTTTATGAAGGGGGAGAACGAACTCCTCAACACGTACAATCAACGGTTTATTGAGGCCCTTACCCGCCTCAAGAACTATGGTGAAGGTCGTGAGAACGACGATGCTTATCGTGATGGTCTTATTAGAGTGAAGGCTAATTGATGTTTACCCCAGCAATGCAAACCGGAACATTTACAGTTGAGGTAGTTACGTCAAACAATGGCGGTCATCCGCCGGAGTTTTGGGCGGAACAGGCGTCGAAGAGGATTGTCGATGTGTCGGCTACAGCCCCGGATGTAATCCGAGGTCAAGCAATAGCGTTTCAAAATCAGGTGGAACAGGTTATACTGCACTACATGAAACGTGCTATACAATGCGATAGATCCACGGTCAGTCATCTGGTGACAGAAGCTGGTCAACCACAATTAGCTGAACTTATAAGGAGGCCGTGATGGCATTTACTGGAAACTTCATGACAACATCGTTCAAGACGGAACTCTTGAGCGGTATCCACGCAATCGGCACAACGGTTATTCGTGGTGCAACGACTGCTGACACATTCAAGTTGGCCTTGTACACATCGTCTGCAACGCTTGATGCTTCAACAACCGCATACTCTGCGACCAACGAGACGACCAACACCACGGGTTCCGCATATGTAGCGGGCGGTAATACCCTTACTGCTGGCACAACGTCGTCTTCTGGCACGACCGCTTTTGCTGACTTTGCCGATTCTACGTGGACCACGGCGTCATTTACTGCTCGCGGTGCATTAATTTATAACTCAACGCAGGGCAATAAGGCCGTTGTTGTGTTAGATTTTGGTGCGGATAAAACGTCATCGGCTGGTACATTCTCTGTTATCTTCCCGACAAACGATGCTTCCAATGCCATTATTCGCATAGCGTGATGAGTAATGACCGATGCAGTCGTAGCCTTTGAAGGATGGTCTAGATCCCAAGGATGGGGTCTGGGTGCGTTTGGCACGGGTGCGATTGATATTGGAGTTGCAACAGGCGGTGTTGGCACAGCAACTGTCACGGCAACGGCAACCGCAAATGTAAGCCTTACGGGCGTATCTGCAACAGGCGGTGTTGGCACAGCAACTGTCACGGCAGACGCTAATGTCAGTGTCACGGGTGTATTTGCCACAGGGTCTGTTGGACAAGTTCTTGTCTGGGGTCAGATTGTTCCTGACCAAATTCCTGCGTGGGTAACGATTGCACCAAATCAAGTTCCGGGGTATAGTCCCATCACACCATCTCAGTCTCCAAACTGGACTCAGATAGCCGCCTAGAGGTTTTTGGCATGACAAGTACTTACTCACCTAATCTTAAACTTACTTTGATGGGTACTGGCGATCAGTCCGGTACGTGGGGCGATACGACCAATACGAACCTTGGTACGTTGGTTGAAGAGGCTATCGCTGGTTACACTACGCAGGCACTTGCGGGTGCTGGTCCTACTGCACTTACAATTCCTGACGGAGCCTCCTCTGTCGGTCGTAACTACGTTATTGAGTTCACGGGTACGCCAACAGCGGGACATACGGTAACCGTTCCTGCGGTGGATAAGCCCTACATACTGTTCAACAACACGAATATCGCCCTTATTGTTAAGGTATCGGGCCAGTTGGGTTTTACGATTGCTGTCGGCAAGAAGGCCATTGCATACACAAACAGCACGGACCTTATTGAAGTTGCCAACGCTCCTGTGACAGAAGCTGGCACACAGACGCTAACAAATAAAACACTTACATCCCCCGTTCTGACAACCCCTGCGTTAGGAATTCCTGCAAGCGGAACACTTACTAATGCGACAGGGTTGCCTATTTCAACAGGTGTATCAGGACTTGGGTCAGGCGTGGCGACATTTCTTGCAACGCCAACTTACGCTAATTTATCTACTGCTGTAACAGGTGATACAGTAGTTGGTATTGCCGCAACACAGACGTTAACAAATAAAACACTTACATCCCCTGTTCTGACAGCCCCTGCTTTGGGTACTCCGACTTCTGGAACTTTGAGTAGCTGTACGGTTGATGGAACTGATGCCGTTGGATTTAGAAATATCCCAGTTAACTCTCAATCCGCAGCATACACTTTAGTTTTGACAGATTCTGGTAAATGTATTTTGCATCCGTCGTCAGATGCAAATGCTAGAACATTTACTATCCCAGCAAATGGTTCAGTAGCCTATCCAATAGGAACTGCTATTACGTTCATCAACATGACCTCGAACGTAGTTACGATTGCCATTACAACTGACACGATGTATTTAAGCCCCGGCGGAACAACTGGTTCGAGGTCTTTGGCACAGTACGGGTCTGCGACGGCTATTAAGATTACATCGACTAATTGGGTGATTTCAGGAAGTGGTTTGACATGAGTGGTGCGCTACAATCGGTCCTTATGAATCAACGATCTACATCAGTAGCTGTTACCAATGCTATTGCTATAGCACACCTTACTTCACCATATGTTTCTGTCTATCCTTGGACTACGGGAACTGGATTTGGAACTAAATATGCTGATCCTGCAACATTACCCGGAACCAGAGGCAATGATGTAGCTTTTAGTCCATCAGGAAATGCTATTGCCATAGCACACACTACTTCACCATTTGTTTCTGTCTATCCTTGGAGTGCAGGATTTGGAACTAAATATGCTAATCCTGCAACATTACCAACGGGTACAGGAAATGGTGTAGCTTTTAGTCCATCAGGAACTGATATTGCTGTAGCAAGCAGCAGTACACCATATGTTTCTGTCTATCCTTGGAGTGCAGGATTTGGAACTAAATATGCTAATCCTGCAACATTACCGGGCGGAATAGGGAATGATGTAGCATTTAGTCCATCAGGAAATGATATTGCGGTAGCAAGCACCCTTACACCATTTGTTTCTGCATATCCTTGGACTACGGGAACTGGATTTGGAACTAAATATGCTGATCCTGCAACATTACCGGGTACAGGAAATGGTGTAGCATTTAATCCATCAGGAAATGCTATTGCTGTATCGCACGGCACTGCTGCACCATGGATTATTGTTTATCCTTGGAGTGCAGGATTTGGAACTAAATATGCTGATCCTGCAACATTACCACCGGGTGTAGGAAATGGCGTAGCTTTTAGTCCATCAGGAACTGATATTGTTGTAGCACACAATACTTCACCATTTGTTTCTGCATATCCTTGGAGTGCAGGATTTGGAACTAAATATGCTGATCCTGCAACATTACCAACGGGTACAGGGGGGGATGCAGCTTTTACCCGATCAGGAACTGCAGGAACTGATATTGCCATAGCACACGCTACTTCACCATTTGTTTCTGTCTATCCTTGGAGTGCAGGATTTGGAACTAAATATGCTGATCCTGCAACATTACCAACGGGTACAGGGTTTAATGTAGCGTTCAATTAATTTACGGAGCAGTTAAAATGACAAAACATAAAATTCTCACACAGGCTCTTGAGGCAAGACAGCAGGAAATAATGGGTTATCAAATTAACATTGATAACTACGCTCTTGCTATCGCCCACATCAAGGAAAGCGGTGATACTGATCTGGCAGAGTTTGGTGAGAAGCTAAAAGCATCTCTCGTGACAGAAAAGTTAGAACAGAAGAAAGCAATGGTTATCGGCTTTGTAATTCAACAGCAGTTGGAGACACTTTAATGTATGTTCAGAAAATTGGTGACACATGGCGGGAGGTTGTGGGCAATGTTCTCTTTGCGCCGAATGTTTTTCAAACTGCTGAATCATTGTCTGTCGAGCAGCGTCAGGAACTTAATGTATATCTGATTGAGGACGATCTGCGACCAGTGCTGACAAACACTCAGAGGTATGGTGATCCTATTTACACCATCAAGGGTGGCGGCGTGGAGCGGTCCTATGCTGTTGTTAACAAGACAGAGCAGGAGATTGCAGATGATACCTCAAACAAAATTAATGAGGTTCGGCTTCAACGCAACCAAAAACTGTCTGAATCTGATTGGACGCAGTTGACCGATTCTCCGGTTGATAAAACGTCGTGGGCAACGTATCGTCAAGCATTACGCGATCTACCCGCTAACATAGCAGATCCATTTAATCCAATCTGGCCTGTAGGACCGGTGGAATAACAGGAGTAGGAACTTGAACGCAATACCCATTGCATAAATATATGAGGACGAAGGATGGCCCTGCAAAAGATCCAGTTCAAGCCCGGAGTGGTAAGGGACGTTACTGCCTACACCAATGAGGGTGGGTGGTATGACTGCGACCTTGTGCGGTTTCAGAACAGCTTTCCTCAATCCATTGGCGGGTGGGCCACGTACGCGCAAACATCATTTCTTGGAACTTGTCGTGAGTTAATCAACTGGTCGGCTTTGGATAGCGTAAACTACCTCGGCGTAGGAACAAACTTAAAGTTTTATGTCGAAAGCGGTGGAGTGTTTAACGACATTACCCCAATTCGCAGCACGGTAGTCTTGAGCGGTGCATTTGCAGCGACCAATGGTTCGGCAACTATTACCGTTACAGACTCTGGGCATGATGCAATTACAAATGATTTTGTAACATTTAGCGGTGCTGTTAGTCTTGGTGGCAACATAACCGCCGCTGTTCTTAACAAAGAGTATCAAATAACTGTTGTCGATGCCAACAGCTTTACATTTGTTGCGACGGCAACGGCTAACGCTTCTGACGTGGGAACGGGGGGGTCAGCCATAACTGCGGCATACCAGATAAACACCGGTCTGACAGAACAAGTCGGTGGCGGTGGTTGGGGTGCTGGAACTTGGGGTAGATTAGGTTGGGGTGACGGCGTTGCTCTTACCCCTTCCACCACCCTGCGTTTGTGGACTACAGACAATTTTGGCGAAGATCTGTTGTTCAATGTCAGGAATGCAGGAATATATTACTGGTCTCCATCGGTTTCTACACCGCTGACAGTTCGCGGAGTAACACTTGCTTCATTAAGCACGGACATTCAAACTCCGACTATTGCTACACAGATCATGGTCTCGGACAATGATCGTCATGTGATTGCCTTTGGTGCCAACAATTATATAGATTCATCTAATACATTTGAGGATACTCAAGACCCGCTGCTTATTAAATTTAGTAGTCAGGAAGACTACACAGTTTGGACACCGATTGCCACGAATACGGCAGGGGACTTACGCCTTGGCTCCGGCACACGTATAATTCGTGCTGTTGAGACAAAGCGAGAAATCCTTGTTTGGACAGATATCGCCCTTTATTCGATGCAGTATATCGGACCCCCGTACACCTTCGGACTTACGATGGTGGCAAGCAGCATTACGTCTATGGGGTTTAACTGCTTTGCAGCCGTTGACGATGTTGTTATGTGGATGGGTATTGGCAAGTTTTATATCTTCGGCGGTTCGACGCAAGAACTTCAATGTCCGTTGAAAAACTACATTTTTACCAATCTCAACATTGGTGAGTCTGACAAGGTTTATGCCGCAGTAAACAGTGAATTTAATGAGGTGACTTGGTTCTATCCTACTGCTGACTCCTCGGAGTGCAATGCCTATGTGACGTTTAACTATATGGATCGTGCGTGGACATATGGCAGCATGGCACGAACGGCGTGGCTTGATAGCGGCACCAATGTCTATCCGATTGCTGCATCGCCGGATGGTTATCTTTACAACCATGAGTATGGCATGGACGATGGTAGCACCAACCCTGCCACTCCGCTAAATGCGTATATCGAGAGTTCTCCTTTTGATATTGGCGAGGGCGACAACTTCGTGTTTATCCGCAGGATTATTCCCGACGTGACGTTCTACGATTCAACCAATACGCCAACGGTTGATATGACGATTAAGATGCAGAACTTTCCGGGGTCCAACTACAATAAGACAACGGATTCTCCTGTCACAAGGTCTGCCACGGTTCCTGTCGAGCAGTTCACGACACAGGCGTATGTACGTCTGCGGGGTAGACAGGCGACCTTTAAGATTGAGAGCAACACGCTTGGAACAAGATGGTCATTAGGATCACCTCGCCTTGAAATACAACCTGACGGACGTAGGTAATGGACCGCAGACTTACGTTACCTGCATTTGGACGTGCGCCAACCGCATATGATCCGGTGTACTTCAATGATATGGTTCGTATGTTGAACCAGATGACCATCGCCCTCCGATCCGCAGGAGAGGGCAGACAAACAACCCTTGTTCTGACAAACTTGCCGACAAACGATGCCGGTGCAGAACCGGGTACGTTGTTTCAGGTCAACGGAACTGTGTATGTCTCTGTGCTATACAGAGCGTATGTCGCTGGAAATTCTGCAACGGGTTCCGTTGGTACGGTAACCGTGACGGTATAAGGCTTGTGTTTCATCACACAAAGAGGTATTTTAGCGGAGCCGATTACTTCAGGATCACGGCCCCTGCTATTCGAGTTCACACATAGGACAGACCGATGGCTGGAATTGCAGATCTTCAAGGAATGATGGGAGGCGCACCAGAGGCATCAGCTTCTGCTTCCCCAGCAACAGGACCATCAGAACCGCCGGTTTCTGGCGAGGTGATTTCTGCTCTTGGACGTGCTTTTAACAGTCTGTCAGTGGAAGAGATCACGGATCTTCGGAATCTGTCAGACGATCTTAAAACGATGGGTTCGGATAAGCTGACCGCTTTGAAGCAGACAATCCAGTTTATTATGAACAAGTCTGATCAGTACGACCGTGCAGTTCAGGCTTTGATTAAAAAAGGTATTGTTCAGCCGGGCGATCTGCCGCCGAAGTACGTGCAGAGTTTCTTTGAGATCTTGGCTGGTATGGTGAAGGATGCCATAGCATCTCCTGCTGCCATGCCAATGGAAGGTCCAGCGGCAGAAATGCCACCTCTTGCAATGGCGGGTGGTGGTATTACCAATCTCCGGTCACAGGCTGATATGGTGCGCCGTGCAAACCGTAGCGGTGATAGCGTTCTGGCACACATTAATCCGCGTGAAGCTGCGATGCTTGGAAGAACGCAAGGGTCCAGCATCAACCCGATTACGGGCCTTCCTGAGTACGGGTTCTTTGACAGCATTGGTAAGTTCCTCAAGAAGGCTGCGGGTATTATTCTTCCTGTGGCGTTGAACTTCCTCGCTCCGGGCTTGGGTACGATTGCATCTGGCGTCATTGGATCAGGCTTAGGTGCCATGATCAACGGGGCAAATCCAAGTCAGGCACTCCAAGCTGGCTTAATGGGTGGTGTTGCTGGTGGCGTATTCTCGGGCGTTTCGGGAATGCTTAGTGGCGGCACGTTTATGGGCGGCGTCCAAGGTGGTCTTCCTTCCGGGATGTTTGGAAACCCACAGACTCCATTCTTAAATCAGAACATTTTTGGCGGCGGGAGAGTGACACCAACCACTAATATGGGGGCAACTGCTCTTCCCGGGGGCAGTGGTATGCCTCCTTCAGGAGCGGCAGTAGCACCAACAACAGCAGCAGCACAAGCTGGCGGTGGCTTCTTTGACAGCGTTGGCAACTACATCACCACCCATCCAAAGACCTCTCTGGCACTTGCCGGTGGCGCAGGTCTTCTGCTTGGTGGTGCAATGACACCAACAACAAAAGCGACCAGCTTTAAGGACCCTTTCCCAAAAATGACACCAGAGCAAATTGCTTCTATGTCTTACCGTGGTCCAACGTCCTCTGCTCCATACTCAGGTGACGTTCGTGTCCCAACGTATTCACCAAATCCAATCTATGCAGCGCGGGGTGGTCCGATTGAAGTGGATGCCCGTGTTGGTGGCCACCTCAAGGGTCCGGGTACTGGAACGAGTGACAGCATCCCTGCGAAGTTAAGCGACGGCGAGTTTGTTATGACAGCAAGGGCCGTGAAAGGTGCTGGTGGCGGAAGTCGCGCAGCGGGAGCAAAACGTATGTACGATATGATGCACCAGTTTGAGAAGAGGGCTTAAGTTATGGCTAAAGATGACGTAACCACACAGCAAGTAATTACCCGCGAACCGGAGTGGAAGGAATTACTGCGTCAAGGCTACCTACAATCAGTATCGGACCTAACATCGAAACCATATACCCCCGCAGAGTATAAAGTTGCTGGGATGTCGCCAGAACAGACACAGGCCATTACCATGGCCTCGGAAGGTATTGGAGCGTATCTCCCGTATTTTGATCAAGCGAATAAAGCCTATGGTCAGGCGGGTGGTTTGTATGCAGGAACGACGGGTGCGTATGATCCGAACTCGGCACAGGCATATATGAATCCATATCAAGCTGCCGTGACACAACGTGCTGTTGAGGAGATGGGCCGCAATGCTACTATCCAACAGCAGACTCTTGCTGCTCAGGCTGTAAAGTCGGGTGCGTTTGGCGGCAGCAGGTTCGGTGTCCAACAGGCGGAGTTGGGTCGTGGGTTGGCAGATGTCCAATCAAAACGGATTATGGAGGACTACTCGGCAAACTACAGTCAGGCACAAAAGTCTGCAATGGACGCATTCCAGAACCAACAGGCAAGGGCGCAAACATCGGCAGCGGGTATTGCTAGTCTTGGAACTAACACTGCCACCCTTGGACAAAATACCGCGGCCCTTGGACAAGGAGATACATCACACCTGTACAACATGGGGCAAAAACTTCAGACACAAAATCAATCGGAACTGGATGCGACACGTCTCAATGAGCAAAACCTTGAAAATGCTCCGTATCAACAGGCATCTTATTACGGTGATGTTCTTAACCAGACGCCATCCGGTCAGACTCAGACGACCCAAACAGCGACACCTGCTGCAAGTCCTATTTCACAGTTGGCTGGTCTTGCTGCAACAGGTATCGGCGCGTATGGCGCATTAAAATAAGCGAGTTAATCATGGCCCAAGATCCAGTACTTCAGCGTGAAATGTTTAATCCCCGCGACCGCTCTGCAAGGGGCAGCGGAATAACGTCCATGGTCGATGGCGGATCGTCAGGCATGACACGCGAAGAGCGGTTGCAGGTGGCCAAGGAAATGCTGGCCGAAGCACAGATGAAGCAAAACCCTGAGTATTACTTCAACACCCTTGCTCAGGGTGATCGCCCGGCCATGACACGTCCTGTTGCAAGTTCCGCTCCGCCCCCTGCCATGCAGCCTATGCCCCCGATGCAGCAGATGGCGCAGATGCAAGCCGCTGGCGTTCGTCCTGTCGGGATGGCGGAGGGCGGATTAGCTAGTTTCCGTGATCCACGGATGGGGGCTGTTAATCTGGCGGATCTTCCTGCTTTTGGAGCATCTGAGGCCGCGTATATGGGCGGTAGTAGGGAAGATCCCAAAGACAAAGGGGGGTTCTTGAACGAGTTATTAGGATTACCGGGACCGAGAGAAGAAGAGTTGCGGCGTAAACTGAAGACATTTGCACAAAGTGCGGGTGGAAGCGGCGATTATATGTCAAAATTACCTTCTACAAAAAACCCTACTCCTGACGCACAGGTCGCTGGCGGAAGCGGGGACTATATGTCTAAGATTGGTGAAAAATCAGAGGGAGGTTCATCTGATCCCGCTGACAAGAAGCTGACAGAACTTGAGCAAATCAAGGCTGACAGAAAAGCAGATAAGGAAAGAAATTTCTACCTCGGTTTAATGCAAGCTGGTCTGGCTACGATGGGTGGAAAGAGTTCTAATGCGTTACAGAACATTGCACAGGGTGGTATGTCTGGTCTTCAGTCGTATGCTGGGTTGGAATCTGATTCCCGTAAAGCAGAGCGCGAGGACATGGCGGCTCTTCGGGCGCAGCAGCAGGACGAAGCTACTGCTGCGTATCGGGATGCAACACTTGGTCTTGAGCGTGAAAAGATGGGTCAAGACCCTGACGCAATTCGCCTGTACAAAGCCCTAGATCCAAAAGGCGAGGGAGATGTAGCGCGAGGGTATGCGGCAGCGCAAGATAATGAACTCCTAAAAGCAGCGCAAACAATATTAAGAAGCCCGGTAGGTACGGTTACTCAGGAAGCAGTGACAGACGCTGAAAATTATATTAGGTCACTAATAAATCCTCAAACTATCCCTACGGGAAGTAGAATACTCGGTGTTCAGCCCTAATCGGAGTTTAATAAGTGCCAATTTACTCAATAGAGGCTCCAAACGGGAAAATCTTTAAGGTAGAGGCTCCCGAAGGAGTTTCTGGTGAGGATGTTCTGCGCGACTTTGACACCAACCTATTTCCGCAGTGGATGGCAGCAAACAAACCAAAAGAGCAATCCATCATGGGTTCTCTTCAGGCTGGTTTGGCGCAGCCGCTCGGAGCCCTCGGCACGACAGCAGAAACTCTCGGCCTGACAGGAACGGGTGCAGCACTGAAAAGTGCTGCTGAATACATCACCCCAGAAGGATATGAGTCGGCGGCTGGCCGATTTATTACCCCACAAGAAGGGGACGTTACCCTTGGCGGGTTTGGTATTGGCTCGCTTCCTGCTGCTGTCGCAGAACAATCTGGTCAGATTGCTGGTGCTATTGGAACAAGAGCGGCTGGTGCAGCGATTGGCGCGGCGGCGGGTTCTGTTGTGCCTATTGTTGGTACTGCTGCGGGTGCTATTGCGGGTGCTTTCCTCGGTCCATTCTTGTTTGAAGCACTTCAAATCCTTGGCCCTGTTGCACAAGAACGCGCTCAGAAAGAAGGTCGTGATACTCCTAACGCTTCCGACATTGGAGCGGCGGCACTCACTGCTGCTGGCAGCGGTGCGTTAAACGCTATCGGTGCTAAATATCTCCCCGGTGGCGGACAGGCTGCTGCCCCCCTGTTGAAGCGTATGGGAGAAGGTCTGGTTGGAGAAGGCGGGACAGAACTCCTCCAGTCAATTATTGAACAGACCGGATCGTCTCTCGGGACAGAGGCTGGTTTGGACATCAGCGGTAAGCAAGCCATCGCAGAAGGTATTCTCGGCGGCGTTGCTGGTGGCGCGACATCTGGTGCATTTGGTAGACGCCCCGAAGGCCCACGTCCTCTGACCGATTACGAAAGACTTCGTGCTGATATCGAAGCGGCACGTACCCCGACAGAACAAGACCTGACAGATATTCTCAAGGGTTCGCAGAAGACCGCCCTCCCCCCTCCGCCACCTGCTGCGGCAGAAGCGGCAGCAGCGACAGAAGAAGTTTCCGGTGCGCCTTCACGTCCAAGGTTGACGGTCAAACAGCCTGTGCTGGAGGGCGGAGTTCCTCCGACCGAGGCCATCACGTCCGCCGACCTCCCTCCTTCGATTGGGGCTCCGACAGCAGCAAATCGTCCGGGCGTTATGGGTCGTGCGATTGAAGAACCGTATGTTCCACAGACGGAAGAAGAAATCCGTTTGCAAGAGCAGCGTCAAACGATGGCCGACACTGGAATACTTCCAACAGTGAAGGCTGGCCCGATTACACGGGAAGGTCGTCCTGTTGAACTCAGGGCGGAGGGTGCCGCTGCGCCGCTCACTCCAGAAATTGCCATACCCATGGGTGCGCCGCCGAACAAACTTGATGATTTTTTGAAAGATACCAACAAGGAGCCTGTCTCTGTACTCGAAGGACGACCCGCCGAACCTTCTATGCGCGGCGTGGCGCGTTTGAAGGATTGGGTCGCCAGCAAGGGTGGTATCCGTATTGGTAAAATGGATGCGGGTGAGTATGGAAGAGATGTTATTAGGGGTAGTCGCGGAACGATAACCACTCAATACATTGCTCCAACCACCG